GGTACATGTCATGCATGTGCGTGGTACTGGTATGCTCATGTTGCACTCCCGTTCTTTTCCTTGAGTTTGGTTTCGATGGCTCGGGCAAAAGCCAGCAATTGCTCATCATAAGCACTAGACTGCATCGCAATCTCCGCAAGTTCTTCTTCACTCAGCCCAACGAATTGCCGCTGTGCTGCGGGCGGGGGTGGCTTTCAGCGCAAACAGGTGGCGAATCCAAAGCTGTGCGCTCACCGCTGGTCAGCGAAGGTGACGCACATTCTAGCGCTACGCTGCGGATGCACCCAGTCACTCCCTCATGACAAGAAAATGAGCAGTCGCATTCGCCGCAGCCAGTCCACGCCACAGACTCCTGCACAGGTACCGGCGCTGTGCAGTCAGACAGCTGGACACGCGCAGGCCATCCACAATCAAGGTCTCCCGCTGCAACATGGAGTGCCCCAAGCTCTGCCCCGCACTTTACGCAAAAAGGTGCTGCGGGGCGAACGGGTACAGGTGCTGTCTGTGCCGCTTCGATGGCGGTGCGCAGAATATCTTGCGCTAGATGCCCAAGTCCTTGTTCAAGGGCTGTAAGCGCCTGCTTCATTACGTTCAGTTGTGTGTTCATTTCAGTTACCTTGCTGTTTATGTGTTTATTATACCGGATTTAGGACCAACTGTCAATAGGCTTCTGCGTAATAAGTCCAAACACCTTTAGGATATTCGCTAAAGGCCCAACTGACCCTACGGTTACCACAATCGCATCGACGATCGTTGCCGTCCCAGCCATCGCAAGTCTCACCTTCGTCCCACGCATCAGCACAGTTCTGCCCATCAAACTCCACGGTGTTCCATGTGTTGGCCATCTCTGCTGACTGTGCTGTAGCTGCCGCTTCTGCTTGTTCACGGGTTGCATAGGTAGTCATTTGTATTCCTTTACCAAACGATCCATTTCACGATCGAAACCAACGATAGCTTTTGTCTTGTACTTGAGTGCCCGAAGAGCCCAACGGTTGCGTTCTTCTGCGGTTTCTGCGAACTCGGACATACCTGCCCGGGCATCAGCCTTTTCAATCAAATCAACTACTGTGCCTAATGCAATGTAAAACATGGATTCAACTTTCATTTGCTGCTCCTGCTGTGTTGCTGTTTATGTGTTTATTATAGCGGATTTAGGACCAACTGTCAACCATTTTTAGTCAAAAAAAAAGCGTTGTATTTCTACAACGCTTTTAAAAAGTACTACTTAGGGTTTAAAACGCATCGTAGTAGCTGAAGCTCTTTTCTTTGATCTTGTTCAGTGTAAGGGTAATACCTTCACTATTGACAAAAACAAACTTAGAACTTGCACCAGCCTGGCTTTCAATCTTCTTCAAGTCAGAAGCATTGAATCGAATACGTTTCCATTTCCAATCGAAGTCGCCGTCTTCGTCCTTTTCGTCTTCGTACTCCTTGACATTCAACTCTACTTGGGTTTGAATTGGGTTACCACTCCATTCACTACGGTCCATGTCTTCGGGCTTGACTTCTTCGCCTTCGCGAATCATCTTGAAGGTAAATCTATCGCCGCCATCAAACTCAGGCTTCACGTTCAGCATACGAAGTGCATCCTGAGGAGCTTCATCGTAGCGGTTCATTTCTTCGACTGTGGCTTTCAACATGTCAAAGTTAAACTGGCTAAACAAACTTGCGATTTGGCACAGTTTTTCAGTGTGCTTTTGCAAGTCGGGCTTCAGGTTGTCTTGGCAGTATTCTGTAATGAAGTTAGCATCAAGACCCTTGTAGTCAATCATGTAGAACAAGCGACCTGGACGATTGCGCATGTGTTGGTTCACACGCCACTTGTCGTTACAAGTTAGAACAAACAACTTCTTGCTTGGGAATACACCATCCAGCAAGGTCAGGGCCTTTTCTTGGTCATCTTCATCATACACTTTTTCAAACTCATCAAACAACACCATGCAAGGCTGTTCGATCATTTGCATGAACGCATTAAACTTGTCGCCGACCCAAGGTGCATTGATAACAATGCAAGGAATGCCCCAACGCTTGGCGGATTCAATTGCCAAGTTCTTGGCCAACAATGACTTACCAGAACCTTTTTCACCTGCCAGCATAACACCTGTACTTGCAGTACGATCCATAAAAGTAGCCAAGATGCGATCAGTGTTCCGCTCAAGGTCGCCGTAACGCTTGCCCTTGATTTCAAATGACTCGATATGCTCCAAATATAGTGGGCCATCCATGGGCATTTCTTTGACCACGTAGTTACCAGCAGGCAGTGCTTCATGGAGATCCATGGCTTCTTTAGTAGAGACTCGGAATGTGTTGCCAGATTTCAAAAAGTAAGACATGTAAATCCTTTGCTTATGTCTTTGTTGCTATATGACTATTATACAACGGGCAAACAGTTTTGTCTACCCGTTGTTGTAACTTATTTGCGAGCGTTTGCCCGAACTTGGTCGAATGTGATTTCTTTTACAAGTTTGCCATCGCGGTATACTTCTTCCAGTACGTTAACAAAGTCACCAATGGCCTTGTCGTGCCATCCGGTTGGGCGAGCAACTGCACTCACATACTCGCCACCACTCTTCCAAAGTGTAACACGTCCTGCTTTAGACTTTTTACCCGGATCAGTAACAGGATCTTTCTGGACATCTACCCAAGTTCCGTTGATACAGGCTGAACTTGCTTTTAGGGCAAACTTTTGAGTATCACGATCAATTGCTTGCAGTAGGGCGCCGCCCATACCAAAAGCAATGTTGTCAGCACTCCAGCCCATGGCCATGAACGCACCAAGGATTGAGCGAACTGTAAGCTCGTTGATACCATCGCCCTGAATAAGTCTAACATTGTTTAATACCTTGAAGCCCTTGGCGTTTACTGTGTATCCGAACTTTTCGCCCAAGATCTCAACCAGTCGACGATTAACTTCGACTGGATCGCCGGAGTCAGGACGAATAACGACAAACCCACCAGTTTTTCCGTGGTCTTCAATCCTCTGTTTGATTTCAATGTCGTCTCCCAACATCTCACAAAACTTAAAAACATCATAAGAGTCTGCTACCATTGCAAAGATTGCACCTGGTTTAGCAAACTGATCCAGCATATTCATTACATATTTCTTTTCGCTCATTTTAAAACTCCTTTAAAAATTAAATGCCTGAAGTCTATCTTCAGGGCTTCCAATCAATGAGTACAAAATTACACCCATTAAAATCTTTACTTTTCTGTCGATCTGATGTAAAGGTAGAACCTTTTATAGCAGATTCCCAGACACTAGCCGGGCAGTTGAACTTCTGAATAAATTCTTGCTTACCGCCCCAGAATGTAAATCGTTCAGTGCCATCAGCATTATAGCATATAAACTTTTTATCGTTGGCCCTTTTGTACTTCTCAGTATCCATTGTACCTTTAGGGATGTTCACAAACTTTTGTTGTTCAATTTCATAAACTGTTGTCCACCCAGTAGTTCCGACAATGTGTTGTCTAGGATCAACCAGTTCAGCAAGAACTCTAAAACTTTTACCTGTCAATCGATCTTTGACCATTGTGGTACCGGATCCGTTTGGCAGGTATCGGTCTTTGTGTGCGTAGTATTCATTCTGAGTTATGTGTTGAGTTATACCCAACACTTTATCATATGCAGTTATTTTTCCTTTGTGAACCCCAGACAAGTTCTTTGTTATAAACTCATCTTTGGTCACATATTGTTTCTTCCCATCTTTTACTGCTACAATACCACCAAACACTTTTTCGTGTATCGCCGAATTGAAATCTTCTGTTGGAATCGATGATGTTAGCCCCGTACTATTCTCTCTAACTGACACTCTCCTTGTAGATGCAGTATTATACTTGTCTTTATTAGTACGATATTCTTCTACACTCACCCGCATTTTATCACCCGCTGTCTTCAAGTATACTTGCACGGAACCCGAAGTCGGGTAACGATGTATAGTTTTATCAAACTGATCAACAGGTATTCGGGTGAATAATCCGGGAGTTGTTAGTAATTCGACTGCAACCGTTCCTTTTGTACACCATCCAGTTCCACCTAATACAATGTTGTATGTATCACTTCGTTTAATGAAATCCTCATTCACTAATTCTGCTTCTTTGCGGTCCATATCTTCAAAATTATCATATACGAACAAAATCTCTTTACTGAATACATCTCTTCCATGTTTAGATAACGCATTTTGGATTCTAGTACCAGAACCCATATATTTGTCATCCAAATTATCGGTGATGTGCTGTCCGATGTAGATTTGATTTGTTTCTTTATTGGTAATTTTGTAAATAGTATAAAACATATAAACTCCTTGTTATATTGTATATATACTATTTATGCCGCAGAGCAGTAATTACTTCCCAAAAGAGGTAGAAATAGAGTGTTCACTTGCTGGAATTGAGAACCCAGCAATGCCAGCATTGTAATACTCACGAGCAAATAAGATACCGCTAATAGTATCTGTGCCCATGAAGTTGACCAAGTGGGCTGCTCCGCCGATGCCAGCACTTTCAAGACTCGATACGCCACGAGCACCGAAATCATGTAGTTTAAAATCAATAGCAGTAGGGTCACCAGTACGCTCCAAATAGTCAAGAATGACTTGTTTAATTGTGTAAGATTGTGTTGCTACAGTAGTACCGTACCACACTGCACGAAGCAAGGCAGTTTCCAACCAAGTAGTCAACCAGAAGCAGTTGGGGTCTGTGTTTTCGATAGTGGCCAGGACATTTTTGACTGGAACGACTGTTCCTTCTGGCACGGATCGAATAACAACTGGGAGGTATCCGTCGCGCTTGTCAAGAATGTACTGCCATCCTGCTCGGTTGAAAGGCTCACCGTGTGCGGTAAGGATTTCATCAGCGATGTCGATATCTGCTTGAGTGATTGGTTCGAGCAAGTACTCTTTGATAAAAGCCTGGAGTCCGAACATAACTGTTCGATCGTAACGGCCCCCGCGACTCTCGATATACGAGTATACACCTGTAGTACCTGCTGGGTATTGTTTGAACATACTGACTTTATAGCTGTCAGTATTAAGTATTAGATTTTTTGCGAGTTTCATAATAAAGTTCCTTTATCAAATTTGCCCTGGGTCTATCCCTGGGACTTGCTTCTATTATAACAAGGTTTTTGCACCTTGTCAACCAAATTCTACCACAGTAACGCTACCGCCCTGAGCAGAAACAATGTCATCGAACCACTCTAGTAGTCCCATGATCCGTTGCACATCACCACCGGCTAGGCCCATTCCAATCATAGGAAAGCCGAAGTTTTTTGTTCCGTATAAGTGCCCAAGTTTGCGAAGGATTAGTTCAAAACTGGTATACTCAAATACATCGTTACTTTGACCTTTTCTGTTAAAGTCAAATTGAGTGTAAGCGTTGATAATTGTAAATTTACCTGTATCAAAATCAGTCCAATTACCCAGCTTACCAATGTCACCTGACATGGTTTTTGAGTCTGCTTCATATGCACCAGGATATTGTTCTTTGATTTGACGTGCTATACCAGACCCCATGGTGCAGAAACAATTGCAACCTTGTACAATTGCATCAAACTTGCCTTGCTCGGCAAGTGTTAGGAGGTTGCCTTTAGTCAGCTTTAACATATGGCACTTTCTTTAAAAGATCGTTAAGTCGTTCAGCACACTTTCGGATGTCTTCGCTGAGTTGCCCTGTACCAATTTCGCGTTCAACTGTTCGGGCAACATTGTGCAGTTCAGCGACTGCATTATCAAGATTGTTATTCATAACATAAACCTTAAAACAAAAACACCATTCAATGCACTGGCAAACATATTAAGCCACCACCCCCAACTCCATTGCTCACAACTTTGTGCAACTTTCCAACTGAAATACACAAAGAAGACATTTAGTAAAATAAACCAGTTCATTCTTCAACTCCGAAATGTTCTTTAATCTCGGCAACCATATCCCGTGCTACTTCGCTGGTGTTGTCAGTTGCTCCAATTGGGTCGTCAATGCCCATATCCCATTCGGATACTTTAGCGATACATTCCTGAACAATCAACTCGGCGAACTTTTCCAGATGAAAGTCGTATTCACCGGCAGTAAATTTACCAGGTCGCGGCCACACACTTACAGTAGCCTCTTCCCACATTTCTTTAATTCGTTCGTTCATTGCCATTCCTCTGGTTCTGGTTTTGCTGAAACAAACTCCCAAAGACCGTCTTCCTTTAACTCATCAATTATATCTTGCAATTCACCGGACCTATTCAGTTCGGTAAAAGATCGAGATTCCGCATCATAGACTCTAACTATCCACCACTGTTCATTCATTCTTCAACCTCCGAAATGTTTCAAAATCACAGTATCAGGCAATGAATTAATCTCGCCACAATCCCTGATATAATGTTCCACACGTTCTTGACATTCCGCCACAATCAACTCGGCGAACTTTTCCATGACAATTTCTCGATAATCCTTGCCGTGATATTCAAATACTTCGTTTGCGTATTCAGCAGCCTGATTTTTAAGTTTTAGAATTCGTTCGTTCATTTTCACATTCCTAATTGATTTAGATAAATAATTATAGCACAAACGGTAATTTGTGTCAACAAAAATGTCCCTCGCGGAACGGTAATTCCCAGGGACTCTAACGCTACAGAGGAGCAATCAGCAATGTATTTATTCATATACAAGACCACCCACAAAAACGGCAAATACTACATAGGTCGCCATCAAACAGATAACCTGAATGACGGGTATCTCGGTAGCGGTAAGTGGGTTTCCGCCATCAAGGACAAAACCACACTGACCCGAGAAATCATAGCAGAGGCTAAAACTCTTGAAGAACTTTATGATCTTGAAGAATATCATATTTCTCTCCATTATGGAAAACCAGAATGTATGAATATGAAGCGAGGCAGTGACGGCAATACCAGTGAAGATGCTAAAGAGTTCGCAAAAAGAATGATTGAAAATGGAACCCACAATTTTCTTGGCGGCGATCTTCAACGAAGGAGAATCACTGATGGCACCCACAATTTTCTTGATGGTGAAATTGCTAGTAAATCTAACGCCAAGAGAATTGCTGAAGGCACTCATAACTTACAAGGCTCCAACAATCCGACACATCGCAGAATTCAAGATGGCACTTATCATATGTTTGGTGAGAACAATCCTGCCGTTCAACGAGTCAAACAAGGCACCCACAACTTTCTTGGCCCAAAAAACAATCAGCGAAGGATTGATAATGGTTCTCATAACTTTCTGGGGCCCAGTGCTCCATCGCAATTCGTATGGCATTGCGATGCCTGCGGTAAGACAGGCAAGGGTAAAGGAATATTCACTAGATTCCACGGTGTCAATTGCCGCCAATCGTAGAGCCTACTGCCCATTCAATCATGTCGGCGTGATCTTCAAACAGTTCTTCTCTCTTTAGATCAGAGATAGGCCGCCAGAGTGCCTTTTCAGCATCGTCACTGCCTTTTACCTTGGGCAGTTCACCATCGGGCAATACAATTTTGAAACAGTGTGTAATGATACGACCACGTGGGCTACGATCCACAGCATCAAACACACGATTGTCAACAATGCTACCACGCAGTACAGGACCGGGCACTTTAATCATTGTTTCTTCACGCAGTTCACGAATAGCTGCATCTAATACTGTCTTGTCAGTGTTTGCGTTGACGTAGCCACCGGGCAATGCCCACAGGCCACGGCCAGGTTCAGCACGGCGTTTAATCATCAACACGTGGCCTGAACAGATAACAACCGAATCGGCAGTAGAGAAGATTGGAGGGTACTTCAAGCTGGCGTATTGTTTGGCGTGCTCAATCAAAAACTCACGTTCACGAATAATCTGTTCGTACTCGGCAGTATCTTTAAAAGCATCCAAGTACACGAATGTAGTTTCAGGAACCACGTTGCGAATGAACTTCATATTGCAATCACGCTTGAAGTACAAGTCACGAATGTTGACTGCACTAAGAGGTTCAATCTCATCCACGTTCTCGTAGCCCCACTGTGGGAACATATCCAAGTAGAAAGAGCTTTCGTCTTTCTTGTGGCCAATGATAGCAATTCGTTCGCCAGGTTGTGTATTCTTGGCAACAATGGCTTGAACACGAACTGCCCAGGCTTGGTCATTGTACATTGTGTCAATGTTGGACTCTACTGTGATTTGCAATGCAAGGCCGGCAGTTGCGGCCTTGATCATACGTTCGCGCTCTTGCGAAGTAAAGGGGTTTTTGTAAGTACGGGGCTGTGCTGCACTACCTGTGATTACAATCAACTTGTCGCACAATGCTGTGGAACGTTTGATAATCTCTAAGTGAGCAGTGTGGAATGGTTGAAAGCGTCCAATAAGGACTAAAGTATCGTATTGTTTTGACATATCAGTAACCTCGAATCAGTTTGAATGCAGTGAGAGTAGAAGCAATGTCCAAGCCATGCTCGTCACAATGGCAGATCATCTTTTGTGCTTTTTTCAAGTACTCGGTGTGAGCATGACCTGTCCAGTCGTCTTTTTTGTTTTGGAATTCATAGTGCCAACCGCAACCATCTGTGTGGTTGTGAGTGCAGAGCATACCGTGTAACTCTTTGGCAAGTTGGTGATCTGGAGATTCCAGTTTGGCTTCAACTAATTGGGCCTGTAAGTCTTTGAGACCTTGCTCATGTTGTTTGATTTTTTCTTCGATGCCGAAGATTGTTAGTTTTGACATACAAAAATCCTTTGTATAAGTGTCTGCTCTGGGTCTATCCCGTTGCTTGTTTACTTAGCCTTATTGTACTGCAATGTTAGAGTTTTGTCAAGCTAATTTTGCCAATTTAAACACTCAAGGTATGAATGAATGCAATTTGCTCGTCAACTTTCATAACGTCTGTTGGGTAAACATTAGTAGTATCCCAATCAGCCCAAGCACCATCACGAAAGGAACGAACCCAAAATGCCGAGTACTTTACTTTGATCATCTTGGGAGTAAATCCAATAACCGTACCAGTAACCAGGCCTTTGTATTTTGGCGGATTGAATACAACCATATTACCAACCGTCAACTCTTGTTTAACAATGTCTTGCATGATTACCTCTTACTTGTGCAAACGATCAATTTCGCTGTCGATCCAGTCCTGACGATTGAGTACTGCATCAACTGCCTGCAGGGTCTTGCTGGGGTTAACAAGTCCTGCAAATGCCACAAAGATACCAAATGCAAATACACGGAGTCGATCAGTAAAGGCTTTCATTGGGTGTCCTTTGTTGCTATGTGTTTATTATACGGCTCTTTGGGCCTGTTGTCAACCGTTTTTAGACAATTAAGCCTTTTTCATAGAATAGAACTGGATTTCGGCTGCCGAACACTGTGACAGCAAAACCGCGAACTTTGGGATTTGTGGGCTTGCGAAAGCCAAACATCTTATTACCTTCTGCGGTATCGATATCCCATTTAATGGCGCTCAACAGGAACATCAGGGCGATCAGTACAATGCTTACAGGCCAAAACACGCTGAGAGCCAGCACTACACGGAGTTCTTCGTGCGGAGCACGGATAGCAAACGAGCCTGCCAACACTACGATACCCACCAAATACGCTACTCTCTAACTCCTGTTTGTTTCAGTATGTATGTATTATAATGCCTTTTGATGCTTTTGTCAAGTTTTGGAACTAACCTTGCGGAGTGTTGCGATCAGTTGGGGCACCAGTTGGATATTGACGCAACAGACGAATTCGCTTTCAGCAGCGCCGGGCACACCGTTCCATACTTCTACAAGGTCGCTGCCCACTTGTCGGACTTCAAACGGATTCATTGTGATCTTTGACATTTTTAACTCCTGTTTGTTGCTGTCTATGTGTTTATTATACTGATTCCTGGGCCGGTTGTCAACCACTTTTTGAGCCTATTTTTGTTGCGTTTTTACAACAAATTAACATTGTGATAATAGAAAAAGACCTCTTCAAGAGGTCTTTTGTGCTGGTTACGCAAATCCAGCGACACGCTATCTTGTGCCCGTATTAATATTTATCAAAATCAGTACAAAAATGTGTGTACTAAAGTGTTATACACGCTTGCTAACAACCTTGTCGGCAAGACCATATGCAACTGCTTCATCTGAGCTTAGGAAGGTGTCAAACTTCATTGTGTTAAACAGTTCATCGTAAGTCTTGCCTGCTGTGTTGTGGCGCACGTACAATTCGGTTAGACGACAGTTGATACGTACAGACTCTTCAAAGCTGCGTTTGGCATCTTCAAACTGTAGATCTTGTACGTGAACTGAACCTGATGTACCACGTGTGCCTGAGCTTACCCGGTGAATCATTGTGCGAGCTTCTGGCAGCACATGTCGCTTGCCAGGTGCACCAGCCTGCGCCAAAAATGAACCCATGCTTGCGGCCTGTCCCATAACGTATGTTGCAACATCACACTTGATAAATTGCATGGTGTCATAAATTGCAAGACCTGCTGTAACTGAACCACCAGGTGAGTTGATAAACAGGGTGATGTCACGTTCGGGATTTTCTGCTTCAAGGAACAGAAGCTGTGCAACGATTAGATTACTCATTTGGTCATGCACTTCTCCTTCTAGCATGACAATACGCTCTTTGAGCAAGCGACTGTAGATGTCATAGGCTCGTTCACCTGTACCAGTCTTTTCAATAACCATTGGGACTAAACTCATTCCGATTCCTTTGTGTAAAATTTGATTATACAGTAGTCAACGAAATTTGTCAACTACGATTGTACCATACTGCAACTTGGATGTTTCGCATCCAATCCGATTAATGACTTCTTGGACCAAGTCAATCATTTGGTTGCTGTTGCCGCAGATGATTTTGAGTGGCATTGAGTATTGATTCAGGTAAACAAAATTTTCTACCAGTCGATCAACATCGTCATGTCTAATACCGTGAAGGTCTAGGTCCATATTAGATTGGATTCAGTTCTGCGTTGTATTTTGTATTGATGATGCAATTGTCTTGAGCCAAATGCTTCTTTACAAAATGACGATACCACATCATGGCAACTTGTGGACTAACTGTGGGCCAGTTGGTTTCTGAATCACGCCAACGACGAACTTCAAACCCTGCTTCATACAAACCATTGCGAAGTGTTTTTTGATCATCAGCAGTACGCTCAACTCCGTCAGTTACTTTTACTGCTTCGCCTTCGCGAATATAACGAAACATGGAACTGATGATTTCAGGACTACGCCACACTTCCACATAGTCAATTGAGTTGGCAACAGGATTATGCACCTTTACACGCCAAATCAAGTTGCCATTATCACGGCTTGTTTCAAAGATTTGATTGTGTGGGTTCCATGCAGTTTGCATGTGAGCAGTCTGCTTGCGTAGGTTCAGTCCAGTACCAGTGGCATTATTTCCACCGTTGAAATAATTGGCAACAAAGTCATCGTTACGATCACGGTGCTTACACCAAATGTAACGCACTGCCCAAGGGCCTTGGCGGTCGGGAATAACCAATGGTGGTAATTGTTCACCGTCGGGTAATGTCCATTGTGGATCTGCAATTGCCAAATATGTGCTGTTAAAATTCAAACTCATTTAGTTCTCCTGTTGCTTGTAGTTATTGTATTCTGGAGAAGTATTTTGACCAAAGTACCAAATGAAACACTCATCGTTGTCGTGCCACGAAACATCTGTGGCGTATAATGGAATTTCCCAATGGTTCAAGACAGCGTTGGCCATCAGCAGCAACATGTCATGGTTGTTTTTATATTCGTCTAGTCCAAAGTACCAAGCAATACAAAAATTATCGCAGTCGGCTGCGTCTAGATAACACAGGATTAGATCCATTTCTGTCATTTCATTTACTTTTAAATTTATCATTTTATTTTATTGAGAACTACCATGTAAACATAAACCGGACAATTTGAGCAGGACAGCAACCTCGTCGTCGACGTCTGCCCAAACATCAATGGACATGATCCATTTGGCACTATTACCAAGTGTCCAGAACATTCGGTCAGCTGGAATACCAAACTCCTTTAGCATTTCAAATTCAGGTTTCTGCATCCAATTCCACACTGCGGCACCTGCATAAATTTCTACATCTGCATCACCTGCATCACCCGGCTTTAGATTG